CAGATATACGAAGTCTCACTCGCCTCAGACCAGTGACACCCACAGTGTATCTACCTGAGTGGGTTGTTGCTACAGTTACTTGCGTAACGTACTGTTCAGCCACCAAGGCTGCTGCTAACAGTTGGTTCTGTGCCCACATAGGGAGAGCGAAGTAGTTGGTTCCATCCACAGTACCTTCCACCACGAAGGTTAGGTTGCCTGCCGCTGTTCGTGTGTCAAACGTAGCGGTTGCCCTACCGTTCAGGTCCATCAAAATCTCGGCGTTCAGCGCACCTAACGTGGCACCAGCTACGCGGGCATCAGTGATGGTTTGACCACCAATAGTGTCTAGCGATCCCTGAAATTCATTACCTCGTGCATCGTATAAAATAGACATTAGCCCACCATGTAGTTGATTGGAAGTGTACCGCCAATAGGCGTAAGGAAATTCATTCTTACTTGAAAGCTGCCCGCAGTGGGGATTGTAGTTAGACTAAGTATGTCGATGTCATCATCAGCATTCACAGCTGTATCTGGAGCAGTTCCAAGGGTGGCAACTATCTTGCTCAGAGAGGTGACTGCGGCATCTATCACTGTCACTACATGGCGCTTAGATGCGTAGGGAAGTGTTAAGCTTGTAGCTGTTATAGCTGCTGTGGCTGAAGGTACGTACAGCCCATTGTCACTACCCATGATGATGGTGTTACCGCCATCCGTAGAGAGCTTGGCCTGTAGCACTGTACCACTAATCTCTACACCTTGGCCAATGGATAGTTCCTCAACGTCGCCTCCTCCTGAGGAACGTCGTCCCAACACCCTACTAGTAGCAGAAACATTCTGCATCTTGGCGTAGGTGATTTGGTCATTGTTTACATCAGCTGTATCCACTAGCTTAGCAGCTGCATCCTGCACACCTGCTGTAATGTGGGTGAAGCCCGTCCCCGTAGGAACCGCTCCACCCCCACCTCCCGGTGCCCATGATGGAGTAGTACCATCTGTTGTGAGAAACTCACCAGCATGGCCTGTCTGATCCGGTAGGGTAGAGTGGGCTAGACATCTTGTTATAGCTTGTAGTGCTGCATTAATAGAGTTGCGCTCAGCATCAGGATCACCGAGCTTGACAATCTTGAAGGTTGGAGGGCAATCTGATAATGACATATTAGTTCTTACCTATTAGCTTTAGTATTACAGGCACTCCCAATTTTAAGAATGCCCATACACAGGAACCTACGAATAACACACCACCTATGAAGCCTTTGTATTTACCCATCTCGTCAATGAGAGCATCTATCTTCCTATCTCTCTCTAGCTCTTGAGCATATCTACGGGCTTCCTGCTGAGTGAGGATGAGGATACGTTCCTCTAGTATCGCCACTCTCTCTGATATCAGGGAACCAGATGGCATTACATTCCCACCTGAGGGCCGCCGATAGTCCCTCCCGGCTGAGGATTGCTACCCTGCATAGGGCCTCTAGTACGAGCACCGCCACGTAAGATGGCTAGTAGTTGTTCGTAGCTAGGGTTGGCAGGTAGATCATTAGCCGCAGGCTTAGTCAGTGGCTGAGCCGCTCCCTGTAGCCTAGGACCTCCCATAGGAGGCAGCGCACGCTGTCCCTGTATAGGAGGCATGTATCCCGGCTGCTGAGCAACAGCAGGCTTAGACGGTGCCTGATAGTTTTGGTTCTGTCCTGCTGCATTCTGCATAGCTTGTCCCATCTGATACGAGAAGCTGTTCTGAGGAGCTTGCATAGTTGCATTGTTACTAGCCCCCTCAAACATAGACTGCAAGCCGGGGTTCTGGCTAAACTGACTGAAGCCACCAAATCCACCAAAGGCTGTAGGTAGATTATACGCATAGCCTCCGGGGTTATTACTCCACTGAGGACTTGTAGGACTACGAGTGGTGAGGGTAGACGGAGTATAGCGAGACAAGCTAGGGTCTTGCCCATTCATAAATTGCGAATAGTTCATAGGGTTTCCTGAATTGTATGAGTGTTGTTGTTCGGCAGAGCGGTTCCTAATGGAGTTACCATCAGAAATACCCCTAGCTTGGTAGAGGGCACTCTGTGGAGTGCCTGTTGCATTAGCCATCGAGTGCCCCCTTTTCTATATCTTCCAATGTCATATCTTCATACTTGTAGAGTATGTCGTCCAAAGCATCCAGCTTCTTGTACCACCGCTCCTCCACCTTAGCCTTGTCCTTCTCCTCAGCATCTTCGATAGCCTGCTCAGCTTGAGAGGACATGTCCATGTAGATGAGCTTAGCTGGTAGCAGTGCTCCATCCTCAAGCATGTCTACTACATCACCACTAACCTTAGCCTCGATTGCATCTAGCAAGTCATCCTTGTCAGAGCCTTCCTCTAGAGCAGCCTTGTATGCCCTCTCTAGTTTAGCGTAAGGCTTAGCTAGCTGTAGCATACCTTCCTTGAACGCCTTCTCCAGTCTCTCAGGAGTTACATCTATAGGCTTGGATAGCAGGCTTGAGTAAGCCTTCCTTGCCTCTCCTGTCTCTAGCTTAAAGCTTCTACCTAGGTAGGTCTTGATGTCCTTCTCAGGATTAATCTCGTACATACCCACACCACTTCCGATAGCTTCCTTGATCTTAGGATCGGCATCTGTGTTCAAACCTCTAGATACTTCCTTAGGTGTCTTAGGTATTAGCGGTGATAGTGTGTTGATGAAAGCATCTACAGTTTCTGGCTTTAGCCCTGTGTTAGCCTCGTTCCATCCTAGGATTTGTTCGTACAACTTAGGATCGGTTTTAGCCATAGCAGGCTGACGGCCTTGCAGAGCTTTGATAGCACCTGCAATCATAGAGTTGTTGGAGAGTAGATTGAAGGCGTTCTCTGTAGCCTTACCGATATGCTTCTCAGCATTCTCAGGATCAAAGGCCGCCCTAATCATGTTCTTTACAACGCTATCAACTGGATCTAGAGGAGCAATCATGCCCGCATCTAGCCCATACTTCTTGTTGCCATCAGATACCAGCACTGTAGATTCTGGGTCCATGAAGCTGTCATCTTCCATGTAATCAGTTAGGGCATCACCCGCTTCTGCGGCTACATACCCCAATGCTCCAGCACTTGCCTTGAGTCCTGCTGCGTATAGAGCTGTCGTATAGTTAACAGCACCTACTGTGCCTACAACACGCCTAGCCCCATGTGAGGCAAGCTGTACGTCTTTCTCCTTCAGGCCCTTAGCAAAGTCGCTTAAGCCTATGCCAATGTTGTTAGCTGAGGTACGGAAAGTCTCATAGTAGTAGTTGACAAACCTCGTTACACCAGCACTCTCGATAAGCTTTAATGCCGCAGGAGAGCGTGAGTATGTAATGTTAGTCTGCTTAACCCTATCAGCAACTTGCCGATCCAGCTCATCGGGGTCCATCTTAATGCCATGCCTCTTGTTATAAGCACTCTGAAAGTCATGCTCATAATAGAAGTTTGCCATCTTGGGCCACAAGTCCACTGCACCATAAGCTTCCTTTAGGAAGTCCACAGAAGCACCACCACTATCCTTAAGCGTACGTAGCCATGAGATAGCCTCATTAGGATCTTCTCCCATTAGCTGTAGCAGCTTGTCCATCTTGCTGCGTACACGAGGGCTGAATGTCTCATGTGTCTGAGTACCTTCAGCTAGCCCTAGCCTAATCATCCTGAGTTCTTCAGGACCCATGTCCTCCTTACCGGCTAGATTGATGAGCTTACGTGTAACATTGATTCCCTTAGCTGTGTACTTAGGATTGATAAAGTTGCCATTGCTCCATAGCTGGGCTGGAGAACCAGCCGCATTACGTAGCCAACCACCGATGTTACCAACGGTTTCCATAGTCTTAGCAGTACGCATCACCTGCACAGGAATCTTTGCAATAGTCCATGCAGCAGCACCAATACCCTCAGCTCCTGACTTCTTCTGCACCATAGCATCGTACACACCCTCGGCCTTAGACCCAAACTGTGTAACGCTATCAATAACAGCCATGACATCAGGCGTTGTGTATAGCCCTTCTAGGGCACCACTTCCCGGCCCCGTAATCTGTTCCTTATGGCCCATACCACGCTGGCTTGAGAATGTACCATCAGCCAAGCCATCCGTCCTCAGAGCATTGAGTGTTTCCACCTCTGCCTTCTGCAACGACTGGATTGTACGTGACAAGATCTGACGAGTTAGAGGATCTTCAATCTCCCCCCACCAATCTCTGATTGCTTTAGGAACATCATCCCTAGCCTTTAGGGTGTCCTTACCATACTTCATTCCCTTGTAATACTTAGCAGCAGCATCGTTGTTCATGCCACTAATTGTTTCTACCATCTCATCAACAGCACCGTCCTTGTTAAACATGTTGCCGTTGTAGTCAGCCAGCTCCTCTATCATGAGGGCCTTAGCGTCTTTCTTAGACAACCCCTTTAGAGGCTCTAGATTACCGAAGGCATCCTCATACAATCCATGTAGGGTTGGGGAAGTTAGCTTACTTAGCGCCTCTGCATCTCCGTAGATGTTATGACGAATGTAGCCCTTCAGATTGTTTAGTTCTGTTAGGGCCTTAGTCTCTTCGTTTGTAAGAGTCTTGCCTGCCTTAGCTTTAGCAGCTGCCTTGTTAGCTAGTTTGAACTTAGTCTTCTGAGCAGCACTATCACCATAAGCCCGGTAGGAATACTTACCTCTGTTCTCTAGGAGCTTAGCAGCGAAGTTAAGGATCTTCTGGTCTGGTAGCTTCTTGCCTTCCTGACTCTTGATAAGAGCCTTAGCTAGGTCAGTTGCTCCCTTCCAGTTGTCTGTAGCTAGCTTAGATACAAATCCAGCAAGCTCAGGGCTGGTGCCTCGTAGGCTAGCCATAGCCTTCTTAGCGTCATCAGATGCGGCATCCTTAAAGATGACTGACATGTCCTTCATTGCACTAGCACGGGACACACCCTTTAGTTCACCTACTAAGGTGCGAGCCTTGTTGATGTTAGCAATCTGCGTTACACGAGCTTCCTGCTTATTACCGGCTAGACGCTCCTTAGCTAGAGTGACACGGGAGTTAACCCCCTTGCCTGCCCATGCAGCCTTGAGGAAAGTACCAACCTTACCTAGAGGCTTATGCTTGATAGCAGACTCACCTTCAGGCATAGCTTTTTCAGAAGGGCCACGGTAGGCAACCTGCTCCCCTAGGAAGCTTGTATCAGGAGCCTCGTCCTTTGTTGTATTGAACTTAGAACGCTCCCGCAAAGCGGATGCTTCTACATCATCAACAGCATTGAAGAACTTATCCATATGACCGAACCAAGCTTCATAAGCGTTGGTTGCTTTATTAGCCATACCCAAATCAGCCATGCTCCTAATACCAGCCTTACCTAAAAGGGACGATAGATTGTTCACCACCAGATCGTATACATTAGCAGCCTTACGAGCCAGCCCTCTTAGAGGAGCTGGTAGTGTAGCCACCCACTTAGGATCTAGTTTCATTTCCTTTAGAGATTGCCGGAACGCGGCACTTCCAAAGAACTCAGCTACAGCTTCATGAGGAGCACCCATCAATCCCGTTTTAGCATTCTTATCACCTAAGCCATAGGTACGAGATTCATAATCTGGATGGTCTTTGCCTAAAGCTTCTGCATTCTCCTTAAGCTTGGGACGGATGAACCGCTCCCAGCTATCTGCGAAGTTTACATAGGCTGTCTGAGCAGGTCCCGATAGATCGCCGTTCTCTCCCATCGTTAAGAGCTTGCTTGTAACTCCGTGAGCTACCTCATGGATGAGGGTGTTGCCTCCCTTACTGGTAGGCTTTAGATAGATCCTGTTCGTAGCACCGTCGTAGAACGCAGAGAAATCTGAATCCATATTCATCTTGTTACGGTCTAGAACTGCCGCATGAGCCTCATTAGCAGGATCTAGGATAGTGAGATTGACTCCCCTTCCACCAATCCTGTCAGCCAACGCCCCTAGGTAGGATGTTAAGGAAGCTGACTCCCTCTTACCCTGAGTGTCCCCCTCCGACTTCTTGGAATATTCCTTGATTACATCATCAGCCGTAAGCGTGTCGTCTGCTAGCTTCTGTAGAATATGATCGGGAGCACGAGTAGCTGCAACCTGTGTGCCATCAGCACTTGTATGAGCACGCTCCATAACTAGAAAGCTAGGAGCATCATCGTTCTCTAATAGCTTAGTTAGAGACTCGACCGTGTGAACAGGCTTAGCTTTAGGAGCAAGCTTAGCTTCAATCTTGGCTGTTAGTGTGTTAGGATTGTACTTAGTCTTATAAGAATACTCTTGTCCCCTCTCTGGATAGACAGGAGGAAGAGCTTCTGGTGTTGGTGTATGAGACACAGCCACGCCTTCCTGCGGAGGAAAGGCAGCCTGTGAGGCAACACCACTTAAATCTCTTGGAGGAACAGGGCTAGGTAGTGGCTCACCAGTACGCTCAACACGACGTAGCTGATCGAGAGCAGCATTACCTCCTGCAATCCTAGCAGCCTCGCTCTCAGCTCTTTGTAGCCTATCAGCTACAGAAGCCTGCTGCTCTGCAATGCTAGTACGCTTAGCTTCCCTTAGGCGGGCAGCCTCTGCGTCTGCACTGTTCTGACGTAGCTTGGTAAGCTCTGGGGAGAATGCTCCCTCTTCACCATGTACACGAAGGTCCTCTTCTAGGTATTCATCTTCTAGCTCTCTAGCCCAAGCCTTGTGCTCAGGCAAGCCATCTAGCTCATCCTGCAATAGGCGAGCTTGCTTGGTGTAGTCTGCTAGTTCCCTCTGGATAGCCTTAGTGTCCCTACTACCTGCTGCATTACCAGCCTCTTCCATCAAGGCTTCTCTGACAGGAGGAGCATCAGCAATCTCCCTAAGTGGGGGAGAATCTATAGTGGTAGTGGTAGTTGGAGCTATTCCATAAGAAGGAGTCTTCGCTGTAGGAGCTTCAAACGTAGCAGTGAAGGGCTTGTTAATATCAATAGATACGGGATCGGATGATCCCTCCCACAAGGTAGGACGCTTCTCCATTTCTGGAGGAAGAACTGAATCCTCACCTGCCTTGAATGCCTCTTCTAGGGAGGACAGTCTTGGATTGACAGCAGGAGCATCCCTAAAGATACCACCACCAGCACCCATAGCTGCATCTAGAATCAAGTCCTGCTTGGTGTAGTCTTCACCAGCTAGTGCCCTGCTACCAGCACCAAGTGCTACGTTTGCAGGAACCTGCGCACCAGCACGGGTTAGGTAGGGAACAAATCCCTTAGCCTGACTACCTAGCTTACCAGTGGCTAGGCCTAGTTCTTGGATTAGTGCCTCTTCTCCAAGAGCAAGCTCGGCACGGCCTAAGCTTTTTCCCTTATCCAGAGCATCCTGTCCCCTTTGGAACGGCGCTACGGGGAATGTTAGGAGAGAGCCCACAATCTCACCGCCCATGCGGGCATTCTCAGATGCTAGAGGACTGATGCTAGAATCTACATTAGCAGCATGTTCTTGCATGGCCTTCTGCGCATCAAAGCCTGCCTCGGAATACCAGTCACCGGGCATTAGTACATCCCCGACACCAGCACCAATACCAACTGCTGCTCCTGCTCCTCTAACGAGGTTGGAATAAGCACCCTTCCCGGCAGCCTCTAGGTCTGCACCTAGACGCCCCATCTGGCTTAGAGCACCACGCTCATCAGCTATGCGCTGCCTTGTAGCAGACACGCCAGTCTCCTGAGCTAGGCGCTGTCCTTCGCGCTCCTTCCTGTCGTAGTATTCTTCCTCAGTTTCCCCGTCAAACTTGTCCTGCTCATAGGAAGGCTCCGCTGTAGAAGCAGAGCCAGCAGCCACCTTGCCATTAAAGTCCTTGCCGGGAATGGGAGGAATTTGGAAATCCTCCCCGGCATTAAAGCCATTGTCCAGCAAATCCTTCTTAAGGGCTTCAGTAACCTTGGCCCTATATTCCTTGGTGTTATTGTTGGTTATGGCTAGGTTGGCCTGCTCTGTCCATTCCATAGCAACAGCGCCCATGTCTTCACTAAGAGCCTTTAGAATAAGCTCTTTATTTTCAGGCTGCTGCTCTATAGCATACTGTGCCTGTCGTTGCATAAGCTCTATTCTAGGGTCCAAACCAATCTCCTATTGTAAATTCATATACCTGTTACCAGCCGCCGGATCAGAAGGTGCAGCTGCCGCTGGACCACTAGCTCCGTATGCATCTAACCTTGCTTGTATCAATGCCTCTTGCTCAGTAGTAGAAAGGGCATTAAACACCCTCTCCTTCTTCTTTATATCCCTACCATCCATCATAGCAATAGCTTCTGCTCTAGCCTTAGCTCGGAGGTTGGCATTCTGTACGGGAGTGGCAGGCTTAGGCACACCTTTGGCATCAGCAGCTGTCTGTGCAGCAGCAGCTCTAGCAGCAGCAGCCTCCGCCGCAGTTACAGTAGCTCCAGCTCGGATAGGTTCAGCAGTAGCTTGGGCAGCTTGCTTGTCACTAGCAGTTTCCTGCTTGCGGATGTATGCAGCCTTAACTTCAGGGTCTTCAAACTCCACCTGAACACCGTTGCTGCTTCTAGATACAATAGCACCCCAAGGGGTAGCAATGGCCTGTTTCATTTGAGGGAACTTCTCAGCAAGAAGCTGCTTCCTTTCCTCTAGCTGCATAGCTAGTTCATTCTGTAGACGTAGCTTACGCTCTTCGGCATCTAGTGCCCTGTCTACAGCCCTGTCTTCTCTACCTGACTTTGATATGGCACCTAAGCCCCTCCCAAATTCATTAAGGGCATCCATCATTCCCATTATACACCTCCCATCAAACCAGCTGGTTGTTCAGGGGGCATTCCCTGCGGAGCTGGAGCCGGAGGCCCCATAAGGCCACCCTGCTGCTCCTGTGGAGGCATTGGAGCCTCTTCCTGTGGCATCCCACCACCCGCGTCTTCCTTCTCCATGAGAGCGATGACGTTGCGTTTTAGGCTGTCTACAAACTTGGGATCGCCTGCTTGCTCAAAGCCCATGACAGCAGCTAGAACGTTAACAACTTCGTACAACACCCTATCAAGTACACCGCCCTTAGTTACCCAGAGCTTGTCATCTATAGGCATACCATTCTGCTCTAGCTTCTCCCTCACAGTAGAGAGGGTCATGAACACAGCGTTACCAAGGGCAGCTGCTGGATCAGCAGCACCTTGTAACACCCCACCTAAGGACTTCAAGCCTTCATCTGATAGAAGGCCCGCAACTGTAAGTCCGGCAGCTACGCTAATGTCTGTGGCTTCATTCTTCTTTGCCATATTATCCTCTCATTAGTCCGTAGCTGTTCTGTTCAGGATTGACCACCGGCTGTGTAGGACCTTGAGGAGCAAATGCCCCCATCATCCCACCATTAGCAGCTCCAGTACCGAACAGATTGTTAGTCATCGGAGGGCCACCCAGTCCTTTGTACTTGCTGAAAGCATCCTTAGTTTCCTGAATCTGCTTCTGCCTAATCTCTTCCATGTACTTGTACTTGGCTAGGTCTAGCTCCTTTTTCCTCTCGAAATCCTCTTCGTTTTCCTTATCCTTATCCTCACTACCGTAGTAGCCTGCCAGTGCTCCAACAACTGCGCCAGTCCAGCCCCCGTTATACCAGCCCTCAGCTGCCCCATTGAGGACGCTGCTTGTGCTAGAAGTGGAGGCATCATCATAGGCACCTAAGCCCTGAGCTACTCCGTTCCAGTTGATACCGCTGCTAGAAGAGCTGCTTCCGGGGTCGGACATGAAGCCCTGAGTGTAGGGCTGTTGGTAGCTACCTCCATTAGCGTAGGTGCTGTACGCATTCCATGATCCATCAGTATTATAAGAGGCCCCATCCATCCATGCCATTAAGGGTTCCCTCCTGTTGGAATAATGCTGTTGATAAGGTTGTCAATCTGGCTACTGGCTTGTGAACCTACCCAGTTCATAAAGTCGTTAAAGGCAACAGGGTCTGACATGATAGCCGGATTGCCCGCTGCATCCCTAGCCATTGTGTTACGGAACTGCTGCTGACCCTGCATTAGATTGCCAGCAATCTGCTGGAACCCTCTACCAAGGTCATGCTGATATCCAATGTTAGACATGTCAACATCTTGGCTGTGGCCTAGCTGACTCATGTAGTCTTGGAACGCACGATCAAGTCCCGCCTGCTCTCCGCCGAAGGCTCTACCTTCACGCTGATTCATCAGACCCAAGTCATCTCCGTACATAGAAGCGTTAGCTCCTATACGCGCGATGCTCTCGCTTGATGCATTACCCATCTGCTCCGCTAGGATTGCATTTAGCGCATCCTGATTCTGTGCGGCAGAGGATTGATAGGCAGCAGCATCGCCCTGAGCTATCGGCATACCAGCTTCAATAGCCTGACGCTGTGAATTACCAGCAGCAATGGAGCTATTCATTAGCCCCCTGTTGCCTGCAACGTTCATACCATTACGTCTAGCGTTAGCCATGTAGGCACTATTAGGATCGTCTAATAGCGCCGACATCTGCGTACTAACTAGCTCGTTAGGATTGGTTTGCCGGACGTAGGCATTATTACCATCTCTACCTCCGGCATTCCATACACCGGGAGGGAGGTTGCCATAGGTCCCCCTACTCTGAGACGAAGAGGAAGTTGCACTTCCACTGCCGTTCCAGCCTCCCGCCCTGCTGTCATAGATTGACGCCATTAAATATCTCCTTTACCTTCTTTGTGTTGAATTTGCAATACTTGAGCCGTAAAGGGAGGAGATACTCTAGTAGTTCCCGTCCTGTCGTAAAACAGTCTAATGCTAAAGCTCCTACCTCTCCATGCACCAGTAGCTATGTTTGTGTATGGAGTATCTATAGAAGCTAGGGTAGCCTCAGGTTCTCTGGGCAAACTTAGATCAATAGACGTTGGTGTAGCATTCTTGCTATCGCTGTAGTTGGTTGTAACCTCCACCCTCATAGGCGCATAACCCAAGCCTGTTCCGTGCAATCTAATCTTCCTCAGTGTATCGAAGTCGAACGGATTGCCATAGAAGTTCTCGTTGACGGTCATGCTGAATGGGATGGGGAATCCATCAAAGCTCCAGCTATCCTCAAACTCATAAGCGTAATATACAGTTTCTCCGTACTGAACATCCCTACCCCCATCGTAATGGGACATAAAGATGCGCTCCTTACCAGAGTCATCAATAGCACTCTCATAAGCAAGAGGGATAAACCTCGTGTAAGCTACACCATCCGTGATGTCTTCAGGAGTAGTCCACTTGTCATACTGACGTAGCGTGAACACCGGATCTTGAGCTGGTCCAAAGAGAGTCATAACCAAGCACACACCATCTGCGAAGAATAGCAGTAGCTGGTTCTTACTCCTACATACGGTAGCAAACAGCAGACCAGTGGCCCCCTGCCTAGTAGCTGTAGTAGCTGCAAACGTTACAGGTATCACCCTGTTCTGCAAGCGCGGCAGTAGCCACGAAGCTACGGAAGCTGACAACCTATTACCTAGGAAGTTACCATATGAAGCTGTCTGATCGAAGATGCTAATGCCCTTGTTAGAGCAGTAGACCGGCTTACCCATATCAACCACAGTGTACTCAATAGCCCCTTCACTAGGACTCAACACCATCACAGAGTAGTTGTCTACGTTAGTTCCTGTGATACCGCTGATGCTGTTCCTACAGAACACTCCTAGCGTTGTACCATTCATACGTAACAGGCCCGTGATGCTATCACCAATACCAATTTCAACAGCCCCGTCTACACCACTGAAGTTTTCAGGCTCTCCTTGAACAGAGAGGATGACACTACCAGCAGAGTAGCCTAAGGCTAGCGAAAACTGATTGAAGGCGATATGTCGAGGCTTATCTAATGATGGAACAATGCCCGTATAGATTCTACGGAAGTAGTAACTATCGTACACCCAAGCCTGACCAGCACCACTAACCCCGTAGATAGCTTCCCAGTCGGCGTTGCTATAGAAGTTGGCAGTTATGATTTGATATCTACTGAGCTGAGATTGGAGGGCTGACAGAGAGGGTAGCATGGCGTATACAGCATTGCTTTCTACGTATGCTATTAAGCTTCCTGTACCTCCCGGCCCTGTCCAGATAGCGTCACCCGCTGTTATGTAATTTCGAGTGGCTCCGTCGATAGATGCCACCTGCATAAAGCCATGTGCGTCACCAGTAGTCCAGTCACCGCTATCCACATAGATGTTGGTGATAGGAGCTGTAACATCATCCACCCCATTCCAGAAGTAGTACGTCTGGATACTAGAGGAGTAGTAGACAGTAAGCTCTACATAGTTGATACGGAAGGTAGTGTTGTTGCCCGTGCTATAAGCCCTGCGAGGAGCTATGTTAAACCCAAAGCCGTTGGCTAGGGCAGCAGGCAAATCATCAATGCCCCAAGTATCTGAGGCCCCTCCCAGAATATAATCGTCTCCCGGACTTACTGGAACAGCACCTCCCAACTCTCGCAATGTAGATGTGCTCTTAGCTGCACCTATCTCACCTGTGCCATCAAACGGCTGTGCAAGCAGGGAAGGGTAGCGTTCAGGCGCGGCAGTTATACCTGTAGCATTAATCTTTAAAGACATGCCTGTAACTTCACTATCAGCTGGGATCGCTGTAGCACCAGTGAAAGCACTAACCTGCACATAAGCAGCTGGGGCAGTTGCTGTGGTAGGACCGTAGATTACATAATCTGCATCATCTGCATCAATACTATCAAGCAGCGTTGCACCACTATAAGTCCATCCTAGAACAGGGAAGTCAGTAGCAGCAGTTGGAGGACTGATAGCTGTAGCAATCACTACTGTAGAGCTAGCATTTCCTCTACTGAATGTAGGAGGAGGACCATTAGCAGTGCCATCCCTGAAGGTGAACTCATACCCTGAATTAACCTCTTCCCAACCACCTGTCGTTAGAGTGCGGAACAATCCTGCTCCCCAGCTATATGCAGTGCTAACACCAGTGATGGTGAGAGCGGCTACAGGAGCACCCGCGCGATCTACCTGCTGAGCACCTGTAATGGCCCCAATCATAGGAGCCACGAGTATTACACCTGCTGCGTTACCACCAGCAAACGTGCCGCTAGTAACCATGATGTCCACCAGCCTGCTCTCAGCAGAGCTGGGTCCTAGTAGTATATCACCAGAGAACACCTCAGTAGCACCCGTAGTAAAGTTGTACGCTACGTAGTCTACTACAGCATAGAGCTGTTCTTTGAACAGATGTAGTGCTGTTATGGCATTGTTATTTGAACCATCTAGGCTGTTAGGAGCTGTCCTACTGATGTTATCTGGGTAGAAATAATCATTATTAAAAACAGCCGTCTGCACATAAGCATTAGCTAGATTGTAAGGAGCAGAGCTTACAAAGGTAGCTGACTCCGTACTAGTAGATCCTGAAACCACCGTTACATTAGGAATGAGCGATAGATAGGCAGCATAGTCTGTAACCAGTACAACATGATAGGCTATGAAATCAAGTACAACAGTCTCTTTGAATATCCCTATTACATTAGTAATTAGCTTGGATGTAGTAGAGGAGATATAGAGCTGCTCACCCTCAAGAAAAGGGCCGGTGCCCATATCCACAGTCATCAATACTAAGTTGGTGTAGTTGAGGGATGGATTGCTTAAGCCCCCATCAAATCTCTCGTACCCACCAATACGTCCATAGCCCTTACGATACGCCTGTTCAACATTTAAACAATCAGACAACGTTCCTCTTCCAGCCGCAGGCTTCGGGGTTACATAGTCTAATCCCCCCGAAAGTTCTACGATTTCTGGAAGGTACTGATTCTCTGATGCCATTACCAAAGCCTCGCTGGTTGTAGTCTGAATTTAGGACGGTACAGAATATCTAGACGCTGTAGCAAATCTTTGAAGTACCGCTCTGCCCTACGCTGAACGCTAGGCTGCTCATCCCACTCTCCATAATACCGAACAGCTAGCCACATGATAAGCTCATTGAAATCTTCTGGTAGCCCCTTGGGAATATCTAGAGGATCTACTAGCTTCTGTGGTAGACGTGAGAACTCAAACTTAAGAGTTACTGGCTCGTATGGATGGGGGTATAGTCTCCACCTACCTGTGTTATCTTCTGTGATAAACCTAGGGTAGGATGGTGCAGAGTTTACATTGTCATACTGTGAAGAGAACAAGGTCCACGGACAGTATTCCAACGGCTTAGAACTGGAAGGGCTAGTAGACTCGTGATCTATAAGCCTGAACGATACTGGATTGATCTTCCTAATCTCACCCTGATAGTCATCATCTGCCGTCTCCTCACTGAAGTCAAAGGACTTCCAGCTATGGATGTAGGCAGGGCTATCGGCAGCTGCGTAGTCAAATGTTCCTGAGTGCCCATCATCCACACCAAGGCACTGGTGCTCGGGCAAGCCATCTACAAATGTCCAATCGTCAGGAAGGTTAATGTTAAAGCCATAGATGTAGATAGCAAATACACCACTATCTATAACATCTATCAACTCAGTGGAGTTTGTTGTGAATGCCCAACCAGCAGTTCCCCTAGTAATGTCATCAGCATCAGGAGATACGGATGTTAGGGTGGCACCGTCATTAACAATAAACCATTCGCTAGGGCTGAATCCCGGATTGGTAATGACAAGGAACGATAGGGAATCCCCTACGTTTACACCCTGCTGGAATAGCTGAGATAGGTTGGTTCCTACCCTAGACACTAGGTAGCGACGGTCTTCTAGATAGAAGTGATCACCACCTGCTTTGAATGTGTAGGTGAGGTCTTCGTCCGTGTTTAGGTCTACATAACCAAAGGACTTACCCGGAGTCATGCTGTACGAAGTATCCGTCAAATCCACTACCCTGTCGATAGGAACATCGGAATACACCACAGTCTCATCCGTACCGTAAACATCTACAGTGGGAGCGATGCTACCGGAGATTTCTCCATCTACGTAGAACATGAGGCCGGGCTGGACAGTAACCACGCCCTGATTGTTTAGGAACTTCCAATCAAAGGCGCGGCGCTGTATCTCTCTCCAAGCCCTATCAACCCACGTCTTAAACTTAATCATTGTAGGGTCAGTTTGTGTTGTAAAGTCTGAGCCATCACTGGCATACTGGGACAACTCTGCCCCCGATTCAGCAATAGCGTCGTTTACAATATCAACGTAGGTTGATGACATTAATTAATCCTCTTCGGTGGTAGCCGTAGCCTGCGGACGCTTCTTAGTAATGCCTAGCATAGCCTGCTCTTTGCGGTATTCTGCTAGCACTTTATCACTAGGCCACAAGCCTTCTTGTTCGTAGTACGCTCTCTTAGCAGCAAGCTTAATCTCTCGCTGAACTTCCATACCCGGCTTAGGATCTTTACCCGGTCGCTGGTCGATGAGTGTAAATGGATAGCTTTCTTGTAGTCGCCATGTGGAAGCACCAACATCGTCTGTCACATGCTGATTTTCTTCTGCATCACGTAGCAAGCCTACAATTTTATTTGGTACGTCTACCTCACGGTTGAGAGGGATGAGTCCCTGATAACCATTAAGGTTGAAATAGAATGGGAACTTGGATCGTCCCGGAATGGCGTGAACCCTGATACGGCTCCAGCCCGGCTTTAAGTCTCCTTCAGAATCTTGAGCAAATTCAAACTTCTTAGCCTGCTCTATAATATCTGCAATGATATCGTCCTTCGTATGATTGCGACTAATCTTTAGTCCGAAGGTCTTTACTGCTCGTGAGCGTAGCTCTGCTAGTGTTGCTGCTTCTAAGTCTTGGCGAAGATCATTTAAAGCTGATGTACTGTTTGACATTTATCCTCCTCAAGAGCGAAGGCAGGAGCTATGCTCCCGCCCTCTCCCCGATTGTTGATAACCTAGTTTAGTAAGTTATAAATCTATACCGCGTGTCACAATGCTTACGGAGCATTACCGTTGTAGGTCTGGTTGATAGCAGCGTTATACTTAATCGCACCAGCAAGCGGGTAGGTACTATTCGTAACACCCACTGTGGTTAGATTGGGATAAGCATACTGATACTTGACGCGCAAGTTAAGGGTACGATCAAGTGTACCAGTAGTGGTTTGCACGCCAGTAACCGTACCTAGAGTTGCCTTCAGGTCAAGGGTGCTGGTTGATGGTGCAAAGATAGCAGAGAAGCCGTTATCTGTGTCACCCTGCGTTGCCACTAGGAGTGGGATAGCAGCCGTGGTTGTGCCGCCAGAGATGAAGTTAGTCGCGGAAGCTGAAGTACCAACGCTAACTAGAGCACTGGTTGCAGCAATCGGGCTAGTATCAAACTCGACAGAAAGTACACGGACATTGGGGCCTAGCTTACCGAAGTTGAACACGTCGCCGGAAGCTAGTGTAACAACAGGGCCAGCTGTACCATCCGCATTTGCACCTGACTCCAAAGAGCCGGGAACAGTAATCGAAAAGGTAGCCTCTTCCGGCCCGTACTGAGCGCTCGGACGAAGCTTGATACCCTTTAGATAGGTAGCTGCGTTAAAAGTTGCCATATTAAATTATTCTCCTAAATTACGAAAGGGCAGTAACGGCAACTTCTAGACGAGTCATCCACTGCTCGTTTAGACGTACGCACTGATACCAGATCTTCCACGAAATGCTACCGCGCTGACCAAGCTCGTCACCCGGTGTACCCATCTTAGGATTGGTAACTGCCATCTGGATGCCATTCACGCCCTTGAGCGGAACAGTACCATAGGAGTCCTTAGCCACGATGATACATGGATAGACATCGGCAAGGGTGCCGGAAGTAGAACGCATACCACTTACCGCACCACCAGCGTCCGGGAACGGAGGTAGATCAGGTGAGAGGATGACGCGAACTTCACGTAGCTTACCAATCTCGTTGTCTTCATCTAGAAGCTTCATCTGACCGTAATGCTCGATACTAACAAACGAATCGGTATTACGTAGATCGGATTCCAAATCGACGTGAGCGTACATGACGAAGCTGGAGTTAACCGGCTCGGTGTCAAAGTTCGGACTCGCAGATAGACGTGAGGTTAGCTTACGTGCATGGTTGCGCTTGAGGTTGTTAACAGCCGCATCAACTAGTGAAATGTCGATTGGGGTGTTGACATCCGTACGTGCAATACCATTAGCGTAGTACACGCTAGTACCACCACGGAGGATTCCGTAAAGAATCATTTCCTTGGTAGCAGCAGCCTGATCCGCTAGAAGGTCCATAGCCTCATTGAGGACGGGATCTTCATGTAGGTCATACACCTTATCAGTTAGCTGAATCCAGCCGCCGAACTGTGCGATGACAGTGGTGACATCTTCAACAACTAGCTGTGACGGTGGAGGTGTTACACCCTCAGTAAGTTGCGTGGTGTTGACAGCGAGCGGACGATAACGCCGCCACTTAATAGTCTCACCTACATTCTTGGGGAGCGGTGTGACCACCGCAAACTTTTCGAGAACTAGAACCGGATGAATCCGCTCTAGAAGCTTCTTAACAGCGTAGATACCAACGCGCGGGCTGATATCTCCATAGGTTACAAATGCAGCCATTTAGTATTTCTCCATATTAAGCCTGATTATTTGAATAACGATTTGAATAGCGCCTCGGCATCTTCACCTGACACCACTCCACCGGGTACGGTCATAGGACCTTTGCTTGCTGGTGGGTGGGGTAGAACATTTTCCCTGCTAGCAATAGGAGTCTGCTGTAGCTTACGCTCCCGATCTGCTGCAATGTTATCTGCTCTACTAGTATCTACTGGCGCTGGAACGTGGGCTGCCTCTGCTGGGGCAGGAGATGATACGCGACCTGAACCAATCATATCAACGGCAAATGCGTTGTACACGGCGAGAATATCGCGGTGATTGTATGACGAGTTCCATGCCTGCTGAAGTATTGGCGATGCCTCATACTCCAACCATCCCTTGAACATCTCTGTTTCCCTAAGCTCCTTCCAGTCTGGAACGTGCTTGGCGAGCTGCTCAATCTCATGTTCAATTTGCTGCTGCTTTCTATCATCCTCTAGAGGCTTGATAACAGCAGCTTGTGTTTCCTTAAACTCCTTGCGAAGCGCTTCCTTTTCAGACCGAATAAGAGCCTCAACGGCTTTTGCCAATAAAGGGTCATTTTCGATTACTGGCTTCCACTCTTCTGGAACGCCTTGTATACCTGCGGGCTGTTCTGGAACAACCGGCTGTCGCCTCATCTCTTGTAGTTCTCGCTTAAGCTCATCAGCCTTACGCTGAAAAGCCGCTACCCTACCATCATCAGATTTAATCCGATGTTCCAACTGTTGTGCTCGTTGAATCTCTGCCTGCACACGCTCTCGAAGAGTGGCGTCTTCAATCTTTACTAGCCAATCTTCTGCCACTGGAGGAACAACCTCCGTGTTATCTGGTTCAGGTGCTGAGGGCGCTGGTACATCTGGCACCACAGGATCGGGAGTTACCGTCTCCTCTGTAGGTGTCTCAGTAGTCAGTTCACTAAAAATGCGCTCAGCCTCTTCTACAGAAATCTCATTCGGTTCCATGTTTACCTCTTAGTGTTAGCGGCGCGAACCTCAAGCTCGCGCGGCAGATTTAGAAGTTCCTTGACTACAGCTATCTTAGCCTTGTATACCAAGTCATCTTCTCTTGTGTTGTCTATATTAGCCAAGCCTTCCGTGGCGTTCCTTAGTTTGTCCTCAAGTCTAATCTTTATTAGGCTCCATGTACTATCATTGTTTAGATCGTGCATTAGCCTGCTTCTCTTGGATATCTAACTGCCTATCCTTCTGCTGCTGTTGTATTCTCTGAGCAGTGTTCTGCTGACCAGCAAGGAATACCTTGACGTGTGTGTCAAGTTCCTTAGCATCCATGTCCTTAAGGATCTTGGTCCTATCAATCTCATCCTTGGAAGCAAGAGCTGCCATAGATGCCTTGAAGTCAAGCTGTGCCTTAATGACCTGAGCCTCTGCTTCCTTATCACGGGTAGCATTGGTAGCCATCTGAACGTGCCCTTGTATCTCAGCAAGACGCTGTGAGTTCTCAGCCTCAATCTGTGCCTTCCATTTCTCTAGCTCTAGCCGCTGCTCATCAATATCAACTTGCTTAGCATCAGCCTGTGCTTTAATCATGGCAGGATCTGGTGGTGGCTCAGGAGCATTAGCACGCTCCTCGGCTACCTGCTCAGGACTCTTGATAAGTCCCTTGTATGGAAGCCTCATACCAGTTACACTGACTAGGGAAAGCTCATCAAGGTTAATCCACTCACCGATTGGTGATCCTTGTGCAATCTCCTGACGTAGCGCCTGTATCTTCTGGTTGTCTAGAGAGTTACGTAGGTATGACGTAGAGGTACGTACATCAATATCGTACGTTCCCTTAATCTCATCCTTAGGATTGTATTGCATCTCCCAGTCATAGGTAGCTGTGATCAGAGGGCTAGTCATAGCGTCATCCCACTGCTCTGATTTATAGAACAATGGTGATGTAGCATTCTGATTCATCAGTGCCATACTTGTTGCGCTGTCTGCCGCACCCGTAGGTGTAGACAAGCCAGATAGCAACAGGGGAATACTACTCTCCTCATCCGCTAGCTGCTTAGCAAGCTGGAATAGATTGGATAGGCCATCAAAGGAATTGGGAGGAGTGAAGAACTGGATAGCCTTACTGGTATCAGCTCCGTACTCGTTAGCAATCCACACCTTGAATGGCGTAGCTTCCATTCCACCCTCTAAGGGCTGAATGAGTGTAGTGTCAATAATAACCTGAGGACCTGCACTTACACCTGCATTGTCCAGCATCATCTTGTAAGATTCATTTACAACACGCTGCTGATCACGAGCAAGCATAGGAATACCAAACCCGAACAGTGTTGCCGGATCATCTTCCCATGTACATGTGCAGTATGGAGGAGTGTTCCTGCCTTCTAGGTTGGAGAACTCCAGCTTGATTACAATGTCATTACATACCCATATCTCTCCGAACTGCTCTTCTACTTCCTCATCACCACCGCATAGATTCAGGGTGGTCATCATCTCTTTAGTGATAGGGCCGTGGCGTTCAATCACCACGTACTTATCCTTCATGATGTTAGTACCCTGCGTCAAGAACGCCGGGTCATTGAAGGGACTAGAAGGAAACTCCTTGGGTGGAGTCTCTAGAACTCGTAGTATAGCATCCTTAAAGAAATCAGGACGCTGCATTAACTCCTTAAGTTCTGTCTTAGACTTAGGATGAATCTCAATGGTATTCTCTGACCCCGCAATAGACGTGGCCCCCTCAGGAGGGAAGAAGTACCAAGGATTTACCCTGTAAATTTGTGGAACTTTCTCTAGAGTATAGGTGGGAACTCGAACAACCTGCCCGTCTCTAGTAGTAGTTCGTATGTATGTCTTCTTGAGCTTGCCTGAATTGCCCGGAAGCTTGAGAATACCAGTACCCAAGATGACACGATCACGGATAGCCATGCGGGCTTCCTGTGCGTAACGTGTACAGTTGAGGTGGTACTCAATCTCCTTAGACATCAGATCTGCACGGTAGGCCACAACCTCTTCAGGCCGCATCTGCTTACCTTGCTGCTGTGATGTAGCCATTACATCGGCAGGATCAATATCCACCACGGTTGGTGGGTTGATATCCCAGTTTTTATCACCAGCTGCAAACTGATAGGACATAGTTTGTGAGATAGCAGCATCACACTTAACGCGGATGATGTTTACCTCAGGCTTCTTATCGTAAGTACGCCGCTGGTTCTCACCATAGGCATAATCCGATGTGAAGAACTCGAAAGCTGCCAAACTTCCTAGATATAGGCGTGCAGCTTCTAGCCACTGCTGCTCTTTAACCTTTCTAAGCGACATACGCTTGGTTAAATCGGCAGTAACTTCTCGTCCAATCCTATCTAGCAGGTCTTGCCTAGCTTGTTCTTGCTTTTGCTGCTCTTCTAGGAGCTGCTGTGCTAACGCAATAATGTCCGCCTCTTCGAGTGGGGGCATCTCTCCTTCGTTAGGCATTATTTCATCATACATTATAGCGCCTCTGTGTTGTTAGTGTATTGTTACGCGGCTTTAACGCGGCGGGGCTGACATTAGCAAATTGTAGCGAGTTGCACATATAACGTAGAGCGTCTAGGCAGTGATCATGCTCCTTTACAATCTTACCGTTCTCATCTCTGCGGTAGATTAGGTATTCATTCTGCAATTTAGGCGTTAGCCCGTTGAAGAACTTGAGCTTTCCTAGCTCCAGCCTGCTCCATACCTTGTAAATGCCATCACCTACCCCATTATCAGCCTCTCGTAAGCGAAGTCCTAGACGACGATACTCCCTGAGGAGGTTATCTCCGTTCATCTTCTCGCCTTGAGCCGCTGCTGGGTCAATAGCACCTATCATCCAGTCGCCTGCTGTCCTTTTTATAGCGGCAGCGTGCAGTTCTGGGATCTTCTTCTCCTCGATATACTCACAATTGATGTACAAGATGTCCGTATCGGGGTCTAATGCACCGAATACAGCAGCTGTGTACCTCCATCCTACATCCATGCCATACATTTTCTTGTAATGTGGAGGGATTGGGAAGGGATCAACGGTGATATTCTCTAGAGGGATTGGGTAGATGGCTCCACTGCCGATGGTAGGGACACCTCTACTAACAGTAGCCCTCAAATGAGGGGGTGTAGATGCTAAAATCTCACGCTTCGTCTGCTCATCCAACCACGGAACATCGTCCCATCCGATAGTTACCGTGGCTCGTGACGGTTTATCCTCCTGAATTAGCGTTGTCATCTGCCTCCGCCTTCATTAGTGCCATAGCAAGCTTAAGATTGGGCAAGCCCTCACTTCCAGCTAGCATGTCTGATGTTGATAAGAGGTCAGCGATTAGCCTTGTCAAGCCTTCCTTAGGAGTGATGGTGTGCATTACACAGCCCTGCTTCTCTCCCTTAGGAAACACTGTACGGATAACGCACTCGTTGTAGATTAGTTCTGGGCACGGCTCATCCAAATGGATGAAGTGCTTCCTAGTACCGAAGAAGCTGGGAGTATCCTGCTTGTAGGCTTTAAAGCCAAGCTCGCTCCACTTCCCGGTAGGTAGGTGTTTAATCAGAACATTGTCCACAGCTCCCGGTACGGGAGACATGACATGCTTACCAATACACTGCTTAGGAATCATACCCGTACCAAATGCCCCAATGGGGCCTAGTAGTGTACGCTGTAAAGTATCGCGCGTGGTCTGAGCAGTCTTACCTACTGCCCATGTCTGCACAGGACCGTCGAAACGAAGGCCCGGATAGTGTGTTGGATAATCCCCAGTGAGCATGATAGAATTGATGAAACATCCTAGGAGAGTTTTACCTGAACGGTTGCCTCCTAGTACAAGCGTTTCTCTGTAATTCTTCGTAGCTTCCATAGCAGCTCTATGCTTAGGAAGATTTTCTATTCCATACTCAGTGCCCGGAGCAAACCAGTTACGATGACCAGCTAAACTCTCTGTCTCTTCGATGGTGTCAATCAGAGCTAAGAGTTCTCTTAGATCATTAACATCCATCTCTCCTGCGTCAATAAGCTTCTTAGCTTCCTGCAATAGACTCGATGCTTCCATCAGCTTCCTCCATTGTCATGGCTGAAGCTAATAGCTTCTTCATGCCCTTTCCTTTCTTGGACATGAACTCATCTAGCAATTCCTTAGGACTGCGAGTATCGCGCTCTTCACTAACGTTAACAGTGCTGCTCTTCTTCCAATCGAAGCGATGCTCCATATTGGCAGACCAGAAACCGTAGTCATACTTACCTTTGTTGCTTACAGCCTTGCGTCCTATACCCAACCACCATGCTTTAGATGCCAACCTGCCATAGTCTACAAGTTTAGCGAAGTCGCTATCAGCTTTGTATTTCTTTTCAAAATCCTTCGGCAAGATCTTAAGAATCTTGCATACTTCCTGATCGGAACCACCTTCTTCATAAAGAATAATCACCTGCTCTAGCAGGCTCAGTCCTTCTTCAGTCTTCTGGCGGTCCTTGTTCGACGGCCTGCCCACCTTCCGCTTCGGCTTCAGGTTCAACTGGTCCATCGTTAGATTCTGCGAGATTGATATTTGCTGAGACATAATTTCCTTGACCATCTGGGATTAGAATACGAGAGATTTCATCTAGAGATTGTAATAGGACAGCTAGTGGGTATACACCAACGAGTTCTCCATTCACCATCTCGATGCCTGCTAGCATCGGCTGTATTTCCCCTGTGTCAGGGTCCATGCCATCTACTAGTCCCACTTGACCTAAACTGAATGCTTTGTACATCATCTGGAGCATCTCTACCTTGGCAGGATTCCTGTCATTGGTCATGATGACTAGAGGAGCTTTCTTCAGCTTAGCCTTACTCTTTCCCTTCTTGCTACTGGCTTTCATTTGATTCCTTTTAGCGGCACATTAACGTGCGGCGTATTCGTTGTGCTCCATTCTGTATGCGAGCCTATTGGCTCTGCGACCAACTTGGGTAGCCCACTGACTAAGCAGCATATTACGTGCAGCTTGTGAGTAGTTACCTGCGTTGATGAAGCGTAATGTGTTCTTAAATCCTGCGAGACGTTGCCTACCTAGATTGAAGGACATGTTAAGTATGACACCTTTGCGGGGTCCTGTTAGCTCATCAAATGAGGAGCATACAGCTTTAGCATCCTTCAATGCCTCTTCGACATCTTCTCTTAAATGTTGATACGATTGTTCTTTAGTCCAGACATCCCCCATCTTTACACCCTTAGTGTGGCCTACACCAATGGTGGGAATACCTAGACTATCCTTGTAAGCTACGAGGCGCTCACCTTCATCTAGCTTTATCTCGTCTATCTCTATAGCTAGCCAGTTACTCTCTAGCTGCTTACAGTCCGTCATTGAGGTAGATGCCGATAGATGTCGCTGTAGTTTCCTTACGTGCACGGAAGTTTCCTGCCTCTCTTATTACGTATGTAGGATTGGCGGACACTAGTTTCACTAGATTACCGTCCTCATCAAGGTAGTTTACGTAGCCTGTGGGGGTTTCGACTTTAATTACAGCACCTACATGTTCTGTGATGGTGCCACCAGCCCCTGCATAGAGGCCAACAGTGATGTGAGCAATACCATCACACGTAAAAGTACCGCTGTTTTGTGCTCCTGTTCCTGCTGGTAGTATATCAATAAGTGCCACGCTACTCTCCTCTTTATATTGTTGGTCCAGCTTCTAGTGTTCCGCCCGATATAAAGGGAACAATACCATTACCAGTCAAATCTGTAACAGCAACACCACCCCCTCCATTATCAGAGAATCTCCACCAGAAAGCGGCTCCTGTGGGGTCTGTGTTAGTTAGATCGGCCTGTCTCTGCATAGCTGTTCTCTGGGCGTTGTATCCCCTAACCTCTGCATAGCGAATACCGTTAAGCCATCCATTTTCAGCAGCACCACCATTAAGATCAACGCGGAAGCAGTCGAGAGAGCTTTCTACTCCCTTAGTTCGTCCACCACTTGTGTAGCTTATGGAGCCATCTAGGCTTTCAATAGAGCCATTCCACAATCCAGTGGGAGCAACCGTACCATCACCACTAAAGGTGAGTAGACACCACTTACCTGTAGCACTCTGACCTCCATCTATAGAACCCCCTGAACTTCCTACTTGAGAGTCTCCTGTAGCTAGAAGCACCGCTGGGTATAGATTGGATACGAATAAACCGGCCTGTCTTCCTGCGTTATACTGGAGCATAAACACACGATCTTCTATTGTATAGGCACCATCAATATAAACTAGTGCTTGTACCTCAAAATTAATTGCGCCAGTGCCACCTAGTATAGTGTCGCAGACAGCACCTTCAGCATTACCTGCAAATCTTACAGCACTACCAAAGACAGGTGCCACACCGCCTTCTGACGGATAGCCATACACACCAATAGCCTGAGTTGTAGCAGGCTTAATCACGTAAAAAGTTCCTGCCTGATCAATCCTATACATAGGCTTATCCCTAGTTAGGGTATGGATAGGGTGTAATATGCCCGGAGTGGTAGGGGTTTCCATAACAACGAATGCCCCTACTCTTTCACTTATAGAACTAGCTGCATAAATGCCTACAGTTATGGCACTGGTCCCATCGCACAAGATAGCTGCGGAAGTACCCGAAGCTGTCTGTGGTGCTAGTAGTGTTTCTAGTGCCATACTATCTCCTACGATTTGTGCGAGTTGGGGTCATTATCTAGCTGCTTCTCTGTCTTCTTGTTCATGACATCTTGTATTACGTTAGCTGAATTGTAGAACAGTAGGATAGCTGGAATTATCACCTCAAGTTGTCTAACATCCCTACCAACCCAAGCCAAGCCAAAGACAGCCAGAAGGCTGCCTATGGTGATGAGGGTTTTAGTAGAAAGGAGGCGCTTCCTAAGGGAGACATATGTAGGAGGAGAAGGGGGACTCACCCCCTCCTTGCCCGGACTCACCGGGTTCCCCATACTCATGATTACTTGACGCGGATTAGGCGAGCACGGCTACCAACAGCCACCACCGTAGGAGTTGCGCTAGAGACAGCCTGTGATGCGCTGATACCAACATAGCCATTAGCAATAGGCTGGATGTAACCATCCAAACTCACAATGAAGTTGGAAGCTGCTCCTGCACCAAAGGTAGCTAGTGCAGTAGTAGTAGCAGATGCACTACCAGCTGCTACATAACTCGTAGAGTTGGAAATCAGTGTCGTGCCTACTGGACCTGTGATTGTACTACGTAGTCCACCCGCCGTACCTGAGGTTAGAAGGACTGCCTCTAGTCGATACTTACGCCCCTTCTTTACATAGAAGCGTAGCTGGGTTAGAGCTGTCTGTGTGGTAGCATCTGAGATTGGAAGAGATACTGCCGTGGTGATTGTCTTACCAACCACAACGCGGAAGATCTTGGCTAGAATGTTTCGTGCCCGAAGAGCAATGCCGGTGTCATCGGATAGGTTGCTGGTGAAGTCTGTGTAAATCAAATCAGTTGGACGTGCCATTTATAATTCTCCTTTGTAGGCTTCTAGGAAAAGCCTGTTAATGAAGGGCCTTTGTAGACCCGTTAGATAATACCTGCCGCTGTAGCCCGATTTCTATACTGTACAACAGTTTCTCCGGGCAATCTTTCAAAGCCTGCCACTCTCATAGCAGCCCTATCTGAGTTTACTTCTCGTCTCTGTGTAGCTGTCCTATATGGGTTGCCCCTACCTAAGCCAGCACTCAGCATGTTCTCAACATCCGACATAGTGGCATGGCCAACCGTCTGACCCCTACCAGCCCCCGCCAGCGTACTAGCTGCCCCTGTCTGACCTTGATAGGTTGAAGAGGGTGCTCGGTTGCTGTAGATGTTTGGCCCTGCCTGTCCAGATCCCTGACGGCCTAGACCTGATGTGATTCCCTGCATACCATTGGGAGTGTTTGTATGATTGCGCTGATCGGTGTAGCCTTGACTACCCGCTATAGCGTTGTTATACATCTCCTGCCCACTAGCACTAGCCGGTGTCCCCTGATAGGGACGAGCACCAGTACCACTACCAAATCCCTGATACCCAATACTATTAGATACCAGAGGATTGATATTCCAAAGGGAAGCTCCGGGATTGAAGGGAGCTAGCTGAGCACCTGTGTAGGCCCCACCATTGTCCCCTCCAAACCAACCTCCAATGGTAGAGCCGATGTTATTGATAAACCTGCCGGGGCCAGTTTCGCCTGCCCATTCCCCAAGCTCCCCGCCCACAGCACTACCACCTGCACTACCCAGTGGTCCCCCTACAGCACCTAGAGTGCCTCCAAGGAAGCTTCCTAGGAAGTCTGTAATGGTACGTCTACCCTCGTAGCCTGTCGGCCCTCCGGGCATAACACGCTGGGGAACCCCTTGGAGCATTCTATCTATAAATCCCTGCTCTGCCATTCTGTTCCCCCTTAGAGAGGTTCTGGAGTTCCTTCCGTAATGGTGAGCGTGGTGGCTGCCACATCCACTACGTTAATTTCCACTAGAGCACCTAGCACATCCCCATTACTATTGACTACGCTGAAGCCCACAACACTCTGCCCAACCTGAACTGCTTTGGCGAAGTATGCAAACTCTCCCGGAATAGCCTCAAGCTCAACACTGTCACCCGTAGCGATATGTCCCTCGAAGGTATGCCAGTCTACAGCACCATCTACTGTAGCAGTTAGCTTGATCTTCTGTGTTACATTCATCTCTGCCATTAGTTGCTTTCCTTTTATGTGTACGTTATCGTGTTCTATATCAACTACCATCTTCTCTCTTTTCTTGAGAAGGCAGGCCCAAGCTGCTATCAGTAGTATTACTCCTAGAGCTACCTCCATGCCATCTCCTTTAATACAATAATTTTGTGATAGCTGGGGGGAGGATGTTATTAACCCAGCGATTTGCTGTATCCCCTATCTTCCCTGCTACTTCCCTCGACTTCTGTGGCTTGCTTGTTGTTTCATCCCAGCGATTGGTGCTATCTAAATACCATTGTTTTAGAGCAGGGTCTTTATAGATGAATCCAAGGAGAGGATTGTTCTTTAAATCAGCCTCTGAGGGCTGAGCACCTTCCTCTCCCATCAGGGCTGCTACAAATTCGTGAGGGTCTTGAAACATGTTAGAGGGTACTGTATCTGCTAGGTCATGATTGGTACTAACTACATCATACACACCCTGTATAGCACGTTTAAACTCAGGAGCCTCTTCTGGCTTATTGTAAAGACCTCCTTTTGTACTGAGCTGACCTGTGTGTGTAAGTTCATGAGGAAGGGTGGTGCCTCGCAGCGTTCCTATGTTAGCTAGGCTGGGGTCGTCAGAACTTACGTACCCATTAACCCCTATCTGCCCCGGCTTGAAATAGCTCTTGCCATATCTAACCTTTGACCCTTCTGGCCAGAAAGCTTCTGGGTTGGCTTCTAATCTGCTACCGCCCTCTACTCCTCCAGCAAGACCCATGAGATTGACATATTCATTCTCCATAGTCCTGTCCACATTCAGAGGGAAGTCTGGCCTACTCCCTCTCTTGACTATGGCTTGCCTCAGCAAAGCGTCAAGAGCCTTGGATTCTCCCAGTCTCTCCCGTTCTAAAAGCCCTCCTGACTTGAACTGCTCTGTAACTTTCTCCAGCTCCTCATCTGTTCTGGGATCGGGGAGATAGCGTAGTAGTTGGTACAAGATGTCATCTGATGCCACGCTTTGCTCCTTATCTTAGGGTGATACCTTGGGGTATAATTGGTCTAATGACTAGAGGGAGGGAGGCTCCTAGAAGTAAGCTCTACGCGAGCTGATCGTCTAGTGTATAAGCTCTCTTCCTTTCGTATCCACCCAACTCTCACATAAAGGTAGATACAGGAATCACTGGCATAGTCAAAGTGCAGCCAGTTCATCCTCAAACATAACAATAGCACAGTAGAGAGTCGTCCCCATCCTTGAGGCCCCTATGTGCTTTAGCCTTTATTCCGCAGCTGTTTAAGGTACAGCTCCAACCTAAATTAGCTCACACCACGCAGATATTTACCAACTCTACAGCAGCAGCTATTTATCTTCTAGGCCCCTTACGGGGAAGCCTCATGCGGAATTATCCTTCTTAAGCCATACAAGGCGTAGAAGAATCCCCTCCCTAACTACAGGACGGCATTGCTATGTGACGGGCAGGGAGGTGACTAAACCTCCCCTCACGTATTGACTCATGATTGCCCCGAAGGTTCCGATATCACCCATCGTCACCTACAACCGTTGAGAGCACCGGGTACTCCCAGCTTTTTAGCTTGGGCCTTCTTCTGGTTAAACATCAGCTTCTGTCTGGATAGTGTTCTATTCTTATTCTTCATGGCTCCGATAATACCACACTTTTCCAGTTTTGTCAAGCTTTTTCTTCAACTATTTTCAAACTATTTTCTAAGTCATTGATTTTCTTAGAAACGTTATATCCATCACAGAGGACATTCCCCTTCCATTGAGCGTATGTGTTCTCCAAATCCCACCCTTTGCTCAAATCCCACCTCCTAAGCTGGACAACATCTGTGCTTTCCAGCCACCCCATACCCCTTCCCCTAGCCTTCCAAGCCAGCAGCTCGCTGCCATCCCCCAGTACTATGGTGCCTGCTTCCCTCCAGAAGTGCCTCCACTCCTCGAAGCTCATCATGCTGTAGCCCTTCTTGGTGTGTGCCCTCTTCAGATGATACCACTTCCCCTTCAACGTCCCCTGTACCCTACGCCACTCCTTGCGCTCTGCTGCCCTTCTCATCTCGGGGCTGTACCTAGCCAAGGCCCTAGCCCTGCGTTGAGCCTGACGGGTCTTGTGGTGCGTCGTAGGGGCCTTGCTCTTGGAGCCCTCCACTCGCAGGTAGAATCCCTTAGCTTCCAGCTTCTCCACGAGTTGCTGGATAGAATCATTCCTAAAGCTGTATATTGTGTCAGTTTTCATGGGCTGAGTATAGCATATATTTGGAATTTGTCAAGCATTTTCTTTATATTTTTTTAATTTTTTCTATTGTCCCAGCTATGTCCTTGATTTCATTACTGTTGTTTTTTAAATTTCTACCTTAACACAGCGAAGTGGTCCCTATCGGTGGAGGAGGAGGGGACCCCTTTTCCAAGCTGCTACCCCCCCCGTCTATTTGTATACTTTTCCACTCCTCCCCTATGGGGGGGTAGTACCCTTCTTGCCTTCTGTACAGCCTGCCCGTTCACTAGTATACAATGGGACACACTGGCCAGCCGGATGGCGCTAGCCTTGTCTACTAGTATACACGTACACTGATTGTATGTAGCTTAGTATACATTTCCATGTTCATTAGTATATAAATATTCTGCTATCGTCTGCCATCTTCTGCGAACGTCGGGGATAAGTATACATCTACCAATCTGCACAATGGGCAGGGAACATGAAGATAGTTGCATCTGTAACCAATCCTAGGCAATTGGCATGATATAAGTATACAATGCAGCATTTTACACCGCTTTTCAGGCCCATTTCCCCCTCATAATGTGAACAATTATACATTGTGAACCAACCGTTCGTCGGTCTTTTCCTACCGCTCATCTGCCAAAACATACCGTTCGTCGGCTGAGGGGTTGACAGGATTCTGCCCATAAAGCATGTTGATCGAGCGTGATCGGCGAAAGGCCGACACCGGGGACGGCCCATGCCGACCCAAGGCCCGCGACCGTCGGGCGACGATCTAGGTGCACGGATGCCCTAGAGAGTCTTACGGGTGCTCATTGACAACCTAACTGCTAGGCAATCGCGGCCTGCACTTGCGCAGGCCACAATATGGATACTTATGAACAATGATAAAAGTATACTCGTCAATGGCGTTTCAGCTCAGTTCGCTGGTCATGGTGATGGATTCCGTGCACATGCTCCGCAAGAGCCTGCAACGGGCCTCCAGAGCCTCCCAAGGCCAGCGGAGCACCTACAGAGCCTATTTGGTGAGATGTTCCGCCAAACGGGCCTTCGGACTCCCATGACAGGGACGGTGGCAATAGAGAATGGCGCTGTAGTCCTTCATCACGGCAAACACGTCACCGAGATATTACCGGCACATTGATACAAGTAAAAAAGTATACCTCGCCGCATGGACGCGGCTCGTCGGCGAGTTCATGCCGCGATTGCCTTACAATCGCCCTAAGTTAACGGGATGTTAACATTTGGCCAAACTGGCTTAACATTT